GATGCGGACCTGCTGAGTTGAGCTTTCGGCGATCATTTCTGGATGACCTTGAATCGTCATGCCGGCTGCATCTCTCTACTACGGAGTCGCTCCTGCTCTTCGGCGATTTTGCGAGGATCGTCTCCCAGCCAGATCAAGTTAGTGCCGTCACCTGAACCAAAGTCCAGGGTGACGCCCATCATGCCGTTTCTGTAGTCCGCCCGCACAACATACGTCGATAGGTGCCCGAGTCGGACTCCCACATCGCAGAAGATGTCGTAGCCGGCATTTCTGATCTTGCGACAAAACTCAAGATCATCGTTGTTGTAAGCGCCCGAGCTGCTTGAGAACCACGGCGGCTCGATTGCCTCCAATACGTGTCTCCGCACCAACAGACCGCCGCTTCCGGCGGCGTGCACAGGGAGCAGCCCGGAATCAGGAAGCTCATCCGCCTTGAAGTTGATGTACTGCGGGATCGGTGCCCCATAAGGCGTCGTTCCTTCTTCATCGATCTCATCCTTGAAGATGACGAGACCATAAGGAGGCGCCTTCTTGGGGATCAACGGCACCACCGCATCCAGATTGTGATCGAGCAGCCTGAGCAACGAATCTTCGTCGTACAGGTGATCGTCCGATTGGAACCAGATCCACTCGAAGTCTCCTTCGAGCGTGTCGGAAACAATCTGATTCAGCGAGAGCGTCACATCCATGCCCAACACCATCGCCACCTTGCTATTCATCGGACGTTGCAAAGCGATCAAGCTCAGCACGCTTCGTGAATAGCGCCAGTGGGTCTGACAAGGCACGGCAACGACGCCGGGACCGTGTTCTTGGAATTCCATGTTGTTCGCCACCATCGTCATTAGAGATCGGTCACGCGTCGGGTGAAGGCAACCCGGCTGAAGGATCAGATCCAGCTACCTCGTCGGGTGCGGATTTCCACAATCCCATATCACGAAGTGAGTTGAGCACCGACGCGCCGAGTGCTGCAACAACAAGAGCGCCAACGCTGTCCTCGATGAGCGGGATACCTGCCAGCTCGAAGTCGCCACCCAGGTTGACCGCTACCCACACGGCGTAGTAGGGGACCATCTTCCCGAGAATATCGTTGCGCAGGAAGTCAGTCACGTACGAGAGCCTGAACGCCTGATCCGGATTCTTCAGTGCCGCAGAGACACCGAGTACCAGATCCAACGCAACGAGAGCGGCAATCAAAAGCACCATCTCGTCGTTGGCGAACTGCTTGACTAGCTCGACCATCTTTCCTCCTTGTTGTGGTGTGGTTGAAGAGTCCTAAGAGAACTCTTTATGCGGGAATCCTCATAGCGCAAGAGATCTACCAACCCGAGAATTGAAAGCACAAAAGAGATCGTCATCACAGGCGCCCCGTACCAAATGATGTCATCCGAGTCGTCGTGCCCCACGATCAACACTATGGCTACAACGATCAAGAGTAGATGGCTTGTCGCTATCAAAGCAACGTGGTACGGAGTAACCCCTCCTGGAGTTGATCCACTCTTGTACGAGAGTCGACGAGCATAGCGATAAAGGCGCACTACAAAAATGGTAAGTCCTAACACTGCTCCTCCCAAGAGGAGCGCGAGAAGACGTAGCATCTCTGCCGCTTCCTGATGATGAGCGAGCAGCTTAATCACCTTTACCGTTCCTCCAGATTCGAACACCGGTGATGTAGCCGACGATTGCGCCCATAAGTGGAGTGGTGTAAAGCGCAGCTTCGAAAGAGTGCTCTAGGAAGCCGATAAGGATGGATGCAGCCCATACGAATGTAACCACCATAATCACCACCACGACAATCAAACCGTCTGGCGGTTTCGGGTTGGATGTGGGTCCAGTCATGCATTATCCATCGCAATTACTTTCGTGCCTCTTTCGCATTGTCACGGGCATCGGCAATGCGTGATCGTGATTCGTTGTTTCTCCCACTGCTTGTGCTGTTATCAGTGCCACGCGCGCCCTTCTCGTCACCTCCGAACGGCTGCGTCTGTCTGAACTCAGCTTCCTTCCGCATCATCTCTTCACGTTCCTGCTTCGCTTCCTCAACCTCTTCCGGTGTCAGTGTCGGCATATCCGAACGCTGAGCCAGCTCACGGTAATCGATCTGTGTAGACGAAGGATCGCTCGCCGTGACGATCTCCAGGAGCCGATGCCCTAGCTCGACATCCTGAGCGCGGAAGCGATCCGTCACCTTACGACAATCAGGCGGGTCGATAAAATTCTGCGCTAGTAGATCCGGAATCATGTAGTCGTTGATGTGCTGATCGAGCCACTCCGACATCAGGACCTGACTCTCCGCCATAGCTGTGCGGTATTCCTCCACCACAGTTCCAGAAAGTGATCCCGCCGCGCCCGCAAGCGCTTGATCCGGCACCAACACTGAGCGCAGCTTCATTACATCCAGGTACTTGAAGCTGTCGTGGAATGCTTTGATGTTCTCCCCACCCTTGATGAACTCGATGTCCCACTTGCGAGCACCTCGTGCAAGGTTGCCCGTGGTGTCCACCTCGTAGTAATCCGACGGTACGGCCACTGTTGCCCCATCGCGCAACATCTGTCCCGCCTTCAACGCGACATTCACATTCGGCACCAGGGCACTCGGGTTATCAGGATCAGGGGAGTTGCCCGGTGGATAGCTCGCCTTCACCGGCGGATCTGCATCCTGTTCCATGTGGCGATCTGCCAGGAGCCACTGATACCAATAGCTCCACCAGTAGCGGAAAGCGTACCCAGTCAATGGGTATCCGTACCAATCTCCGAAGTTGTGGTCGAATCCGTACACCACCCAAAGCGCGTGTGTCGGTGGCACAACCAGTTCGCGTCCTTCGCGATTCGTGATCAAGTTGTGCTTGAACCCAGCAAATGTTTTCTTATCCGCCCGCAATACCACCTCTGCCCCCTCGGGCGGGACCGTACGAAAGTCATCCCATATGATCGCCTGTACCCCCGACTCAGGCCAAACTGGCTTGGTCGATTCATCCTCGGGATCTTCATACGTCCACGTCGGAGAGGCGTGCTTAAAGCGCTTGACTATCGGTTGAAAGCCGAACTCTAGTGCCATGAACATCTGCGGCACCAATCTCGCGTAAATCGCTTCTAGGGCATGAGTGGCAAACGCAGCAACCTGCGGATCTTCACACTCCATATGCCAGGGAGAGTTCACCAACATCGCCAAGCGCACATGCAGCCCAAGCGCGATCTGTGGATCGCGGCGCATCTGGCTCTTCTGCTTCATGGTGATGCGCTCGGGATCGAATCTCCCAATCTGTCCAGTTATGTCGAATGCTCCGAGATTGCGAGCCGCCATCCGTAGATCCAGCGGAGGCGAGTAATCAACCGGAGTTAGCCGTGGATCGTCATCCTCACGTTGGGTATCGATTCGACCAAGTGCTTCGGTGTTGACCTTCGCCATCTAAAGCTCCCTCCAACCTCGTGGCACCGACGCCACAAGCGGTGTCTCGTAGTCTCGCTCTACGCGACCGTATTCAGGCACCGTCCCCAATGCCGCCGGGTCCCAAGAGCGCTCGCCATCAGTTGTTGTTACTGCACGTGGACGTTCAGAAGCGACAACGCCCTGTCCCCCGCCCATGTTTCGACGGCGCATCATCGCTTGTCGCGTCCAAAAACGGTAGCGTGTGGCATCCATAAGGTGATCGGCATCCTTGACCGGTTTTCCCGTCGTCTCACTACGTTCATACCCACCCACCTCGTCGAGCCAATTGACACAACGCGCCTCATCTACAAATACCATGTCTTGTTCCATCAGATCGCGAATCATCGCGATCCCAGGATCTACCGTGTCGTTCCCTCCGGAGAACTTAACACGGATCGCCTCACCTATCCCAAGACTCGGCAACGCTGCAAAATCTTCACGAGCTGCCCGCGCTGCGGGGTCGCCATAGTATGACGACACATTCCACTCGGCAAACTCAGAGCGCCAAAAGTCTACTCGCGCCAAAATCGCCTTGGCGAACTCGGTGTTGCCTCCGGTGACGTACACCTCGTCGAAACAAACATGCGCGCCTACTGGAATGCGTTTTCCACGATGCTCCACTTCTACGTCCAGGTGTTGCCAAAAGGCAGCAGCGTGCGGCACAGTGCCGCCAAAGTCGAGTCCGCAATCGATCACGCCGTTAGCGGGATCCGGTTCCCATCGCTCAACCACATGCTGGTCCACGTCGAATACGTCGTAGATCAATCCTTCTAGGGTTGGGCGCTTGGATTCCTGCTGCGCTTCCCACACACGTCGCGGTAGCTTTCGAAAACGTCCGAGCGCGTCTTCAATCGACACAAATCCGTCGGTGAACTTCAGCTTGCCTTTTCCTTGCTCCGGCGATCCCTTTTTACAAGCAGTCTCAAAAGTGCGCTTTGTTCCATCTTCCCATTCACCTCGTACAACATCTGAGAACGGGCAAGCATCACAATCGTGCTCACATCTTTCGGTGGTCTCCCATACGCACCAGCGATACACCTCGTATGGAACACGATCACCGCCGGCTTCCGCCCGCCGAACGTCATCGATCAAAGTGCTTACAAATCCCTTTGGTTTCTTCCAGCTCGACGTAAGCACATTCATAGCGCGATAGCCATTCTTGGACTGCGCCATGTTGAGTGCTTCATCGAAGACTCCAGTACGTAGCAGCTCCACCTCGTCGAAATGCGCCAACACCGGATGTGGTGAGTTCACGCCTGTAATCGTCCCGGTAACGATTTCGACGACGCCCCCATGCTCAAATTCAGTCTTCGCCATCGTAACCCTGCCCTTTACGAGCTTCGCCCACTTCTCTTTAGAGATCAGCTCGCGAAAGAACCCATATGCACGCATGGACTGGGCTTCAACTGCCCCCACCGTGGCGCTCGTGTATTTCTTCTTAGTTCTTGCAGACACCGCGTGCAGCGCTCCCATGATCTGAGTCTTTCCAGAACCACGATTTCCGATTGCGAGCTTGTCGGGCGACCCCCGTTCGAAATACACGTCCGCCATAAAGTCAAAAGGCGCACAATGCCCATCGCACACCCCAATACGCGGAATCTTCAGTTCGCACTCATCAACAACGAAATCGTAGAGATCGTCATTATCTTCTGGACGATGTTCTTCCTCCATACGCCGCGCTACTTTCAGGATCTTTGATCGATCCTCTGGACGCATTCCCGACGTAAGCGCAGCAAGCACTTCGCGCACAAATGTCGGATCAAGCCCCGTCAATACGCCTTCTACTTGATCTCTAGGCAATCCAGACAGTTGCCGCACTACCTTCGCGACCGCTGCCCGTCCTTCAACGCTCACTGCACGTCCCCTCGTAGACGCTCCAACGCCATGCCTTCGATCTGGCTTATCCGTGTCTCGGACAAAGACATAGTAGAAGCGATGTCAGATAGACGTAATCCGCCAAAATATCGCAAGGTCACAACACGAAACTCACGATCAGGAAGCTGCGCCATCATTCCGAAAAGCTGCTCTCGCGGAATTGCCGAATGCCCTTCAGACGGATCGAGTGCATTGTGGTCCGGAAGAAGGTCTTTCAACGTCAAACTCTCTTCATAGAGCGCCATACCGTTGGATCGAAATTCCTCGTCCAGAGATTTGGGTGGAGAGGGGTCTGCTTTGAGGAAGCCCTTCTTATACAGCTTGTGGTCGGGGTTGGAGCGAGCACGCGCCCGCCGAGAGAGATGGTCTTGCTCTCGCATCTCATCGCGCATCGCTCCAACCACTCGCCGTATCGCCCAGGCGCGGAAAGGCACTCCACGCGAGGGGTCGAATGAGTTGGCTGCGATACACAGCCCCTCATACGCTGCCCCTCGGACAGCGTCGTGATCGACGGTGTTTGGCACCTTCGAGAGGTAACGTGAAGACAGCTGTGTAGCGAGCCCGAAATGGCGCTCGACCAACTCGGCGGCGCCAACCTGCACACTACTCCTCCTTAGCCCTTGATGTCCTCTTCTTCTGGGCTGACAGCGGATTTGCCTTCTCTGTCTCCTTGGGACCACCATCGACGCCCATGCCTGCGTCTGCTGGTGCTTGAACCACCCGCTCGCGTGCTTCAGCGGTAGCGGCGGCACGCTTCTGCTCTAGTTCACGCAGTTTCTGTGTTGCCGCTGCCTGCTTTGCCGGATCAGGAGTATCTATACCCGCCCGCTTTGCCTCTTCCACGACATCGATGGTCAGCTGTCTGTGTGTGCGCGGATCGTAGAAGTTGTCGGTAACTCCATCCATCCACTCATCCCACACATCTAGTCCACTGGCGCGCAGTGCATCGCGCCCTTCTTCCAATGCTTCCTCGCGTGAAGCAAAGGGAGTCCTACCTGATGCCTCGATGCCTGACGGACCACGTGCGTGCCAGCGCCAACCGGCTCGCCCAAGGCGAACCTCCAGGCGATAGTGCCGTGTCAATGTTGATTCGGACATTTCACTCCTCTCTAGACCAGTATGACGGGACGACCGTCCTTGGTGAGCGGCGCCGTCTTGGCGAGTTCTTCCATCTCTTCTTCTCGTGCACGTCGCTCTGCTCGCGCCTTTTCGGACGGCTTGATAGCAGTAAGAGCTGCGTCGATAATCCGTGCCCACTGTTTCTCTGGAGAGCGTTCATGCGCCCATTTCAGCCCAGCTTCCTGTGCCTGAAGCGCACGTGCCGGAGGACACAATAGCGCTTCCTCCAAGGCTGCTTCCAACTCATTCACATCAACGAATGTCTGACAAGGCGCTCCGTCGAGTCCCACGTTCCAACCATCCGTCACAAGTGATGCGCCACAAGCAAGCGCCTCATACACCCGGAAATTCGCCTGTGATCCAAGAGACACGTTCAGCACCACTTTCGTGTCCAAATAAAGCTCTTCCATGCGGGCTGCTGTGATTTTATTGCCCATCTGGAAATTCCAACCGCGTCTATCGCAGATTTCTTGTGCTTTTTCGGCGAAATATGAGCGTGCCACCACTAGATTTGGATATAGGTTGCTCACCATCGACACATCGATGGAACGTTCTTCAGGTGGAAGGATTTTTCCATCCCAATCTTCTCGTCCCACGTTCGGAAGCACTCCGTAGCTCAAATAGGGCGGCATCTCAACGATGCTGCGGTAACGGTAATCATCGGGACCGAACATGGTCAACGAACGCACTGCACTTCGCAATGTCGCAGCGCCCATCGGATCGATCAAGATCCCGTCCGTAGCTTCAATCATCCCGAGCGTTCCGTGCATTCCTTGCCCGACACCCCAGGCGGCGAACCAATCAGAAGCGAGCGCCAATACCGCGGCTCCGCCACCTGCGATCTGACGTACCGCCTCAATCTCGTCCTTGGGACGAAGATTTTTCGGGGCTGTCGCGTCATCCCAATGCCCGTTGCGCATCCATCCCGGGTCCCACAACAGCACTAGATCAATTGGTTCCGCCGGAACCAGGCCCAGCTTGCTGTATAGCCACTTGGTGTCGAAGGCATACACCAAGTGGTCTCCAATCTGCCTTTCAACCGGCACCTCCGCCTTTACCCGAAATGGATGACGGAAACCCCCCACCGGTCCAATTAGTACGCTCATCTGGGCATCTCGTTCAGTTGCATAGTGACAGCGTTAGCCAGGTCCCGTCGCTCCGGCGGATGTCTGTCTGGATGACAGAGCTGGATCAAATCCATCACCGACACGGGAAGCTCCGCGCGTCCAAGCGCTATCCCTTTCTGGAATGCCTCTTCATAGATTGCTAGATCGACGTCCTTACTGCCCTTGAACTGACAGGCACGGCAGAGTCGCCGATCATCGGCGTTCAACGCGGGTCGAAACGTACACCCGCATTTATAACAATCCCTCGGTATGGGGCGCGTCTTCCTCACACGACCTCCTCGAACTCAGCATCTTGCACCAATTCTCCTGGATCCTGTCCCGCCAGAATGCTTGCAACCAAGCGGGCAACAACACGCGGTGAAAGCTCGCCCTCCGGTAGCACATCCGCATCGTCCTTATCCACGTGGCGATGTCGAGCGATGGGCAATCCCTCCAGACGGTTCAATAGCTTTTCGGCGATTGCCGTTTGCCCGTTGTAGAACTCAAGCTTGGTACTCGGCGACCAGTCATCTTTTACCTCTAGATCCAGGGATTCAAAATATGGCTTCAGAATTTTTTCTGCTCGCTCTTCTGCTTTCATCCGCATTAGATCTGTGAGCGAATTCGCGCCATTTTGCCCCCGCCGCAATTCTTTCTTTTCACGAACGATTTCTGCCACACCATCGCGAGGCGCAATCTCTTTGACGTGCGACCACACATCTGAGCCTGTGTGCCCCTCACTATAAGCCTGCTGTAGCAAACCCTGTCCCTTTTGAAGTGCTGCTAGGGCTTTAGGGGTCAATACTCGCTTACGCTTGAAACCACAAGCTGGGCACGGCTTACCTGTGCCCTTGTGGTTCATCCCGCTCAGTCCATCTTCACGCGCTGGGCGCCCACAAGCCCAGCAAAACTTATTCAGTTGTCCGAATTTATCTTTGCTCGCAAAGGGATAATGCGCCTCATCCATTTCCGGCTCGGAGTAGATATGAAGATGTGTCGGACAATACATGCCCAATTTCCCCTGTGTAATCTCGGGGCGGGCAACCCAGGGCATGGGCTCAAATCCGGGGTTGCGTAGTGGACCGGCAAGTGGAAGCGACGCAATAGGCGTCGCCTTTGCCATAGTCATAATCTGAGCGTCATTGGCGTCCGAGAGAAGCTTACGCTCTTCAGGCGTAACGCCCTCTAGACCCAATGGGTTGGCGTACTTTTTGGACACCGCTTCGCCACGGACGATACTCGCCCACGACTAGGCGCGTCAAGTGACTTCGATCAGCTAATAGTGATCGTCTTCACTACTTTTTCGCCCCCAACCTTCTCACGAAGCGTGAGCTGGAAGCTCGCGCCCGATGCGTACACCGCAGTCTGTACCCAGTTCCTGCCCTGGGTGTGCCCGCGTGAGTCGTTCAGGGCATCGCAAACATGCTTTGCGATTTGTGCGTCTGTCTTTGCCATCGTTGCCTCCTACTGGATGTCCGCTGGCTACGCGACTACCTGCCGCGCTTTTTCTTCGTCTTACACTTCTCTCTCATCTATCTGAAAGATCGGCAACTAATGCAGTATTCTTCACTCAGTGACGCGCGACGTACTGATTGTTCTAAATCCGCGTCGCATAGCTGAATGTATCGCCGCTATCGGCGAGCTTCCCATCGACAGACTCTGGCTGTCGAATATGACAGAACGAGAGATTCAGGACCAGTGGGGGCAGGTACTTCCACACCTGGATCGCTACGAACGCGCTTTTATCGTGTCGGATGACGCACTTCCGCGCCCGCACGTGCTGAAGTTGCTGCAAAAGCTTCTCAGCGCCAAATATCCTGTCGTTAGCGCCTATTGCAACTTGGCGTCTGACGATTTTCGCACAAATCTCACCAAAACGCCGCTCCGCACCCCTATTTCCAAGGAATCGTACGATTTGTACACCGTCGGAGAGGTCATGGAGCGCCGGGACCCGCTAGTACCCACTTTTTACACCGGTTTCTGCCTCACCGGGATGTCCACGGATCTGTGGCGCAAATATCCGTATCAAGTAGAGACGGATGGTGCCGATCACATGGCGGCGGACTTCAACCTCAGTAGAAGACTCACCGATGACGGCGTGCCGATTGTCGCCCATCGAGACGCCTTCATCTGGCATGTCAAAGAGCGTTGGAGCGAAAACGATCAGGAAGACCGCAAAAAGCTGCTGATCGGCATCGAACCTCCTGCTATCTGGCCAGAGCCTAACTAATCGTCGTTACTCTTCTTCTTCGAGCGGAGGGATCCGCGAAAGCGCATCCGAGAGAATCATGTCAAGTTCCGGTAGACCCTGCAATCCCTCAGGGAAAGCATTGTTCTCACCGTAGAACCAGATCGCCTCATGCACCTTCCAGGCTGCACGTGCGACGGCTACGTAGACATCAGGCTTCGGCTCAATAGCGATGTCACCTGTGTCGAAGACATTGCCCTCCGCATCCAGAACCTCGATGCGCGTCTCTCCCGAGTAGCCCTTGGGATACGTCACTGGTGAGTGACCGTCGTTCGGACGAGAACCCGTAACTGAGATGTCGTTCGCGGATGTGCATCTGAGCACAACCGTCTCGCTGGAGGACAATGTTGGATCCCACGTTACTTCCACTGCATCTCGCTGTGTGTTGATATTTACTGGCATATCACTCCCTTTGATTCGCGCGTGGCTTGCATTACGGAGCGATAGTTACAGTCGCATCCGTCTCACCCGGCGTCACGCCCGTAATAACGGGCGCAGCTACCAATTTGCCGGTGCAAGCATTCGGTGCCGTATTCGGAAGTATCGTGAACGTAGGCGCCCCGGTAACGAAGTACGCCTCCAGCTCATTCTTGATTGAACCTCCGAGCCAGGTGATGATATTCGTCGGAAGTACCTCAGTCTCAGCGTATCCCTGGATGCGGGACCACTCACCGGGATTGGCGCCGCGCCACTTACAGAACTGAATAGCGCCCTGAAGATTGGTAAGTGCCACAAAGCGAATAGTCCCCGCTGCCTGACACTCGCCATATGTGAGCTGTACGCCTGGCCAATCGTTACAACCAGGCTGCGGATCAGCTGTCACAACATCAGTTGAAGGCGCGGCAACTGCAATAGCCAACGATGAAGCAATTATACCTCCCGCTAGCAGCACCCCGGTGTTCACCCGGCAATAATAGTACATATTTGGTCAAAAAAGCGCGCGTTTGTAGAAATGCCTAGGCGCCGGGGTATACATTGTGATACATTATACCTCATGAGAGAAATAAAAGATGTGACCATGATCGCCCGCGTCCCTTCACGGGTTGCGCTGGAAATTCGGCGAATTGCCGAAGCAGAGGATCGTTCAACAGCAAACGTCATACGGCGGGCGTTGGAGCGAGAAATTGAAAGGAGACAAAATGAAAAAGCACACACGAGCTGACGGCAGCAAGGGACTGCTCGCTTACGAGCAAGAGCAGCGCGAGTGGAAAGAGGGACAACTGATCGTCACGCGCTGCGCCGCGTGTCGCATGACCCATCGCGGCACTGTTGTCCAAGGACGTAACTGGCACGAGACGCACCGGAAGGAAAAGCATCCTGAGTTGTCGGCCGTCGGCCGTCGGGTGTCAAAGCGAGAGCAACGAGAGAACGCGCTACGCAAGAGCGAATGGCGCAGAAAGAAGACGGCAGCGTGAATGAAGTGCTCGACAATCTCGTACTTGGAGCAATGTCTGAATTGATAGATGCCGGGATGGATTCTTCTTCCAGGGTGATGCGACAGCTCTGGCAGGAACGAAAGGAGTTGGGTGACGAGAACGAGAAAGCGCGCGCGGCACTAGAGCGAATCATTGAAGTAGCCGAGTATGGTCGGATGACTGACGAGGATCGATTGTCGGACATCATCGGGCGTGCGCGTGCCGCTCTATCCAAGGAGGGGTCGTGACCGACCCCTTCGACACCGTGCGGCTGGCGCTTAGAGACGCCACATTCTACGGCGACTCTCTGCTCCA